GTCATCCTGATTTTCGGATTGGCCATCGTCACATCAACCTTCTGAGGAGCGAGCCATGCCGCTGGTGAAGGGCAAGTCCAAGAGCGCGTTCAGCGAGAACGTCAAGCGGCTGGTCAAAGAGGGCTATGACCAAAAGCAGGCGGTTGCTATCGCCTACGACATCCAGCGCAAAGCGCGGAAGGCGAAAAAGAAATAATGCCCGAGATCACCAACAGCAAATATCTGGTGACGGCGGGCTGGGAAGACGCGCCCCATCTCTCGCCGGAGGCCAAGCAGGACCTGCTGGAAAGCATCCCGCCGTATCTGCGGGACGCCCGCAGCAAGGGCATCCCAAGCCTTGGCTCAGGCGCCATCTATCCCATCCCCGAAAGCGACATCGCGGTCGCCTACTTCCCGATCCCGGTGTGGTGGCCACGCTGCTATGGCCTCGACGTGGGCTGGAACCGGACGGCAGCGCTGTGGTCGGCATGGGACCCCAGCACGGGCATCCAGTACCTCTATGCCGAGCATTACCGGGGGATTGCCGAACCGGCGGTCCACGCCGAAGCGATCAAGGCCCGTGGCGACTGGATGAGCGGGGTTTGCGATCCAGCCGCGCACGGCTCGTCCCAGCGCGATGGCGAGAAGCTGTTTGACCTCTACCGCCAGCTTGGCCTCAACCTCAGCATGGCCGACAATGCGGTGGACGCGGGCCTCTACGATACGTGGGCAGCGCTCTCGACCGGCAGATTGAAGGTGATGAGCCACCTGCTCAACTTCTTCAACGAATACCGCCTCTACCGCCGCGACGAGAATGGGCGTATCGTAAAAAAGCATGACCACTTGATGGATGTTATGCGCTATCTGGTCCGCTCTGGGCGGACGGTGGCCAAGCAACCGGGTTTTGACGACATCGCGGTGCCGATGGACGGTGCCGATCCTGTAGCAGGATATTGACCATGCCAACCAGCTTCACGAACGCCGCCAATCAACTCAAGAAACAGGTGGTCCAGCAGTACCAACCGCCAGCCTTCAGCAAAGCGGGCATCGTCCCGGTGCAGCGGCCAATGGGACCGCCGCCGGGCGCCTTGATCAAGCCAGCGCCGCCTGCCTTCGACGCGGCAGGTGTCGTTCCCGTGGCCAGAGACCTCAGCGAGTTTGGTGGCGGAGCGCCCGCAGGCGCACCCGCGCCCCCGGACCCACGCGATGCCGCAATGCAGGCGCTCATAGCCCAGCGAGAGCAGACGCCTGCCCTTCCCGCTGGCCGTCAGCAGGCGGTGAAAGAGGTGCTGGCCAACCCAGCCACGCGCCAGATGGCGGCCAAGGTCGGCGGCGCGGTGATGGGCAGGCAGGCAGCGGAGCAAGCGCGGATGGTTGCCGCCCAGCGGGCGCAGATGCTTGCCGAGCAGCAGGCGGCTGGTCCGCCGCCCGACGATCAGATTGCCCGCGAGCAGCAATTGCAGCAATACGTCTCGCAAAGAGCGATGCCGATGTTCAACCAAAGGCGCCCCGGCCTGTTAGGAAGATAGACCCATGGCCACGGCTCCGATGCTGGCAGAAGAACCGCCGAGCGGTCCTACTGAAACTGAAATTCAGGACAAGCTGGGCAGTATCGTTGACCGGCTCGAAGCGCTGGCCAAGGATCAAGTCACCCGCAAAGGCCACGTCGAAACCCGCTGGCTGGCCAATATGCGGGCGTTCCACGGGCGCTACGACGAGAAGACCGAAAGCCAGTTGACCGAAAGCACCAAGAGCCGCGCCTTCGTCAAGATCACCCGCAAGAAATCCAATAGCTGGGAGGCACGGTTATCGGCGTTGCTGTTTCCCACAGACGAGGAGAACTGGGACATCACGCCAACCCCGGTGCCAACACTCCATGAAACAGCCAAAGAAGCGCTCGCCCAAGCCGAGCAAATGGTCGAACAAGCTAATCAAGCGCCTACAGAAGCGGGCGCGCAAGTTGCAGCAGCAGGCGCTCAAACTGCTCTCGACGTTGCCGGGAAGGCGCGACAAGAACTAGGCGAGGCGCAGAAGCGCGGCGAGGCCATGCGGCGCGAGATGCAGGACCAGTTAGTCGAGTGCGAGTACGCAGCGGAGTGCAGGCTGGCCATCCGCGACAGCGTTCGTCTCGGCACCGGCATCGTCAAAGGCCCGTTGGCCGGGGACAATTTGCGTGGCCACTGGATCAAGCTCGACGATGAATACGTCTACCAGCGGGAGGAAGACCCGGCGCCGATCTACAAGTGGGTGGACCCGTGGAGCTACTTCCCCGACATGAGCGCGATAAGGCCGGAAGACAGGGAGTTTGAATTCGAACGCCACCTGTGGAGCGGCAAAGACCTCAGGCGGCTGGCCAAGGAGCGCGGCTTTTCCAAGGACGCCGTGCGAGCGATCATCGAAGAGCGCACCATCGGCCAAGTGCTGAACGACAGCAGCATGAACTATCTCGTCAATTTGCGCGCCATCACCGGGGCCACCGATGTCATCCGCGACCGCTTTGTCGGCTGGGAATATCATGGCCCGCTGACCAACGAGGACGTGGCCACGGTGCTGCGTGCGCTGGACCGCGAGGAAGAGGCCATCGCCGTCGAGACGGAGAATGACCCGCTCAACGAGGTCAAGGTCATCTGCTATTTGTGCGAGGGCAAAATCCTCAAGCTGGCGCCGTGCTATCCGCTCGACAGCGGCGAAAGCCTCTACTCGCTGTTCACCTTCGAGGAGAGCGAGGGCAGCATCTTTGGCTACGGCATCCCCGAGATCATGGCCGACAGCCAGAAGTCGATGAACGGTGCGTGGCGCATGGCTCTCGATAATGCGGCCCTAAGTGTTGGGCCGCAGATTTTTATCGACCGTGACATGGTCGAGCCAGCCAACCGAAGCTGGGTGCTGACGCCGCGCAAGGTGTGGTACAAGAAGAAGGGCGCGGGCCTCGCGGGCGGGACCGTGCTGGAAACCAAGGCCATCGAAAACAACGTCGCCGAGATCATGAACCTCGTCGAAGTCTCCCGCCGCTTCATCGACGATGAGACGGCATTGCCGGTTCAGGCCGAGGGCGAGCTTACCGACAATCCCAACATAACGGCAACGGCCACAAACTTCATGTCCATGGCCAGCAACATTACGTTCCGGCGGGTCGTCAAAAACTTTGACGACGGCATCACCACCCCCAGCATCCGCCGCCTCTACGACTGGAATATGCAGCACAACAGCCGCGAGGACATCAAGGGCGACATGAAGGTCGATGCCCGTGGCTCCTCGTCCCTGCTCCAGCGTGAGCTTCAGGCGCAGATGCTGCTCAACATGGCCCAGAACTGGTCGAGCCACCCGGTGCTGTCGAAAGCGATCAAGACCTACGAGACGATCAACGAGAGCGTCCGTAGCTCGATGATCCAGCCGACCACGGTGCTGGTCTCCAAGGAAGAATTTGACGCGGCAGTGGCCGCCGACGCGGCAGCGCAGCAGCAGGCGCAGGAAGCCGCCGCCCCAGACCCGATGCAGAACCCGACCGTGATCGCCGCCCAAACCCGGCTCGAAGCGGCCAAGATCGACAGCCAAGCCCGCTTGCAGGTGGCCGAGATGCAGCGCCAGACCGAGTTGCTGCAAACCGCGCAGCACTACGACATCAAGATCGAGGAACTGAAGACGCGGCTTGGCCTCAAGGGCATGGACATTGGCCACAAGGAGCGGGTGCTGAAAGCCGAGGCGGCAATGGAAGACGCGGTCGCCGACGAAGCGCGGGCGCGGGGCGAAGAGCCACAGGGCAGCGGAGGCTTCGTTAGCCAATGAAGGTCAATAAAGCAGGGCAGGACTGGCTGCTGATGAAGCACAAGTTGAAGGCGGTCATCGCCACCGCCCACGCCAACATGGAGGCGGGCCTGAGCAGCGATGAGTATCACGCCGCCCGTGGCCAGATCGCCGTGGCCAGAGATTTGATCGAGATGGTTGAACCCACCACGCCGCCCGTAACGACCGAAGATGACTACGGAATTTCAGACCCCGAACAGCAGGAATAAATAATGCCGGTTGCAACAGACCCCAATAGTGCTACTTTAGCCGACAGCGACGAAGGCTTCGACAAGGCGTTCGATGAGTTTGCGGCAGGCAAGGTACCCCCTCCTGCCCCTGACCAAGAAGGCCAAGCCGAAGACGACGAACCCGGTGACGACGGCCCGGAGTTGCCCCAGCCCGCCCCTGCCAAACCGGCAGCGACGGAAAAGGAAACTCCAGAGACAGCCCCACCCGGTGACGCGGAGCCTGATGGTGGCGGCCAGCCCCCGGCAGGACAAGAGGCCCCCGACCTGTGGGCGAACGCCCCTCCTGAATTGATCGCCGAGCGTGATCGTATCCAGAAGGAGCGGGACGAGGCTCTTCACAAGGCTTCATCCGACGCCAATCGTGTCGCGGCCCTGAGCAGAAAGCTCCAGTCGCTTCAAACGCCCGCCAGCGCCCCACCGGCCCCGGCAGAACCAAGTGAAGCACAGAAGGCGCTCGACGGTAAAATCGCGCAGTTGCGCGAGGATTACGGGGACATTGCGGACCCGCTGATCGAACTGATCGAAAGCCAGAAGAAGGAGCTAACCGATGTTCGAACGGTCCTCACCGGACTGAACGAGGAGCGGCAGGCTCAGGTCATCGCGTCGGAACAGCAGGCATTGGAGGCGAGGCATCCGGACTGGCGCGACATCGCGCAAAATCCGGTGTTCGCAGGCTGGCTCGAAGTCCAGCCCGAGAACATCCAGCGCCTCGCAACCAGTTGGGACGCCAGAGAAACCAGCGTGGTCCTGACGCTCTTCAAGGCGGAGAATGTCGAGGCCACTGGCCAGCAGGCTGCAAAGCCCAAGGCCAATGCAGCAACCGGCGCAAGACGGTCGCAGCAGTTGGACGGAGGGAGGGACGTTGGCTCACGGCCAGCACCCGCCGCATCGGATGCCCCTGAGGACTTCGACGCGGCCTTCGATTTCTACACGCAGAAGCGGCTGGCCAAGGACCCGCAGCTTCGAAGGTAGAAGCTGGCTGACGCGATCCTAACGCCACCGAAAGGTGAAGGGATCATTCCATGCCCACCATTATTGGTACGACCCGGTATGGCGACATCAATCAGCGCACCGCTGCTTGGGCCGCAACCGAAATGCTCGCACACGCCGAGCCAGCCCTCGTCCTGTCCAAGATGGGTCAGACGAAACCGATGCCGAAGAACAAGGCCGAGACGGTCAAATTCCGGCGTCCCATTCCCTTCGCCCCAGCGACCGAGCCGGTGGTTGAAGGCGTCACCCCCAGCCCGCAGAAGGTCAAATACGAGGACGTGACCGTCACGCTGCGGCAGTATGGCCGTCCCATCGAGATCACCGACAAGGTGGTCGATATGTCGGAAGACCCGGTTCTCCAGACGGCTTCGATGCTGGCTGGCGAGCAGGCCGCTCAGACCATCGAGGCGGTTCTCTACGGTGTGCTTCGGGCAGGCACCAACGTCTTCTATGCCAACGGCGCTGCCCGCAACGCGGTCAATACGCCGGTCACTCTGGCCAAGCAGCGGGCCGTTACCCGTGCGCTGGCCGCGCAGAAGGCCAAGCGGATCACCCGCATCCTGTCAGCCAGCCCGTCCTATGGCACCAGCGCCATTGAAGCAGGCTGGATCGCTGTGGCCCACACCGATCTGGAGCATGACATCCGCAACCTCGCCGCCTTCGTCTCCACGGCCAAGTATGGCTCGCGGCAGACGATCAGCGAGTACGAGATCGGCGCAGTCGATAGCGTTCGCTACGTCCTCTCGCCGGACCTCGGCAGCTTCCCCGACGCGGGCGGTGCCAAGGCAGGCAGCGGCACCACGATGGTGTCCACTGGCGGCGTCAATGCCGACGTTTATCCCATTCTCTACTTCGGGCAGGACGCTTTCGCGTCGGTCCCGTTGAAGGGTTCGGAGGCCATCACGCCGATGGTCGTCAATGCCAAGCCGACGGACAGCGATCCAATGGCGCAGCGCAACTACGTTTCGTGGAAGACCTATTTCGCAGCAGCGATTTTGAACGAAATGTGGATGGCTCGCCTCGAAGTCGCGGCCACCGCCCTCTAAGGCTTCAGGAACAGGAGTTAATTCCATGGCAACCATTACCAAAGCCGGTTCCTACATCGGCACGGGCGCGGCGCTGAACGTCTCAATCGGCTTCATTCCCGACTACGTCATGATCTGCAACCTCTCCACTCCGGCGGCGGATGTCTGGTTCGGAGGCATGGTCGCGGCCACGTCTCTGACCATCTCCGGCACCGCGGCTGTTCGGGTCGCACCGAACGGCGTCACGGCCTTCGCGGGTACGCCCGCGCTGGCGGGGCAGGGTTTCTCGGTCGGGCCGGGTCTCAGCACCAACGCCATTACCTACTATTACGTGGCCGTCCAGAACGGACCGGGCG